CTATTGGACCGAGTATTGCAAGTTCTCCAACGTCGTGACATTCCAGTGCTATTTCGCCTGCATTAATAACGGCGGCAACAACGTGTTTGTTGGATGCACGTTCCACGGTGTCGAAGGTTTCGTACTTGACAACTCCACCGGAAACAAATCGAACCACGGCCACGGCTCAGTCATCGGGTGTACTTTCAACCACATCGACAACATGAACCGTCCGCAGGAAGCAGGGCGCGGACTTGGCATTAAGATGATTGGAAACACAGCCGGTTTTGTGTTCTCTGGCTGCCAGCTCTGGTATGGTGAGGTCTATGTTGAGAACTCCAGAGGCGTGTCATTTGCTGACTGCCTGTTCGGAGGTGGGAGCATCGAGATCACAACCACCGGCTCATATCCGCTTTTCCTTAACGGCTGCACATTCCAGAGCACTCCGACAGTGTCCGCAGAAACCGCACCGAAATATACCGGATGCTATACATTCGCCGGTGACGCAGTTAACGCAGCATAACAGGAGGGCGAGCACGTGGAGATTTTAGCATTCATCACAGCCCACTGGTTGGAGTGGCTATTCACCGGCATCCTGGCGATCCTGTCCTGGCTGGTGAAGCTGCTCCGGGATCAGATACAGGCAGAACAGGCAAAGAATGAAGCAATCGCGGAGGGGGTCCAGAGCCTCCTCCGTGAGAGCATTGTATCGAACTATAACAGATACAGCGACCGGGGGTACTGCCCGATTTACGCCAAGGAATCAATGAAAAAAGTCTATAAGGCATACCACAACCTGGGCGGGAACGACGTGGCCACGGAGCTGTATACGAAGGTTTTGAAGATGCCGGAGGAGAAAAAGGAGGAGGCAGACAATGGAGAGAATTGACTGGAGAAGGAAGCTGACCAGCCGGAAGCTCTGGGTGGCGGTGGCTGGTTTTGTGACCGGCCTCATGATTTACATGGGCCATACTGAGGCAGAGGCCTCCCAGGTGGCGGCGCTCATCCTGTCCGGGGCGTCGGTCCTGGCATACTGCATCGGCGAGGGCCTGGCTGACAGCAACCAGTAAGGAGGCGATTGACGTGAAGGTGGTTATTGGAAGCGCGAGAAGTGATGAGCGCGGACAGTACAGCGGAGGCAAGAGAGGAGACCAGAGGCAGGCCAAAGCTCCGGACTACACCGGAGAGGTCAGCCTGCAGAACTTCTATCTGCACCGGAAGGGATGGCGCATCCTCCGGCCTAAATACGCCCACGTGGCCGCCGGCATCGCGGCAGCTGCTCAGAGGGCCTGCGATAACAAGAACGTCGGATACAGTCAGAGCGACCGGTACGCCATCCTGGCGGACGGAACCGCGTCAGCGGAGCCAACGAACGCAGACTGCAGTTCACTGGTCCGCCAATGCATCAAAGAAGCGGCAGGCGTCGACCCTGGGGACTTTACGACAGCGAACGAGGCGAGTGCCCTGGAGGCCACCGGCCAGTTTGAACCGGCGAGAGACTACAGCGCCGGCGTGGAGCTGTACACCGGGGACGTCCTGGTGACAAAAACCAAAGGTCACACCGTCGTGGTGACAGAAGGCAAGCAGAGGTCTGTCAAGTTTGGATGGGCGAAGGACGGCGTCGTCTGGCGCTACTATGAGGCCAACGGCCTGCCGGTAAAAAACGATTGGAGGCTCATCGGTACCACCTCCGGAAAGCACTGGTACTGGTTCAACTCCCTGGGCGTTATGGCCACCGGCTGGCAGTTTATCAACGGTAGGTGGTACTACCTTGACGAAGATTATGGCGCCTGGTCAGAGGGCGCGTGCTGGAGGTCTGATGCCTCCGGAGCTCAGTCCGTCTGGACGGTAGACTGACAAAAGAATAAAAGCACCAGAAACCACCGGGCCCCTCCCGGTGTTCGGATACCGTTCCCGGTCCTTCACTAAACGGACCATATCCGAACACTCGGACGGGGTCCGGTTTTTTGCGTTATAGACCACCGTCAGCTCCTCAGGGCCGACGATGACGTCCGCCACGAACGTGTCCACCAGACGCCGGCGGAAGACCGGGTCTGTGGTATCTCCGTCCCGGAACGAATGCAGCCATGCACGAACAGCCTCCTCTGGCACTCTCACAGTGTGCAGGGCGGCTTTATCAATACGGAGGAGAAGATCATCCTCCTCAGCTTCTAAAGCAGGCAGACGGCCCACGAGGGCCCGTCCCGCGCCATCCTCGATGGCCCGGACGATGTTCGCCTGCTTTTTTCTATTTTCTGCCAGGGCTCTCCGGAGCGGTTCCACCGGGTCCTCGTCGGCCTCCTGGATCTCCATGATACGTCTCACCAGCTTTTCTATCATCTCATCATTCAGAACATCCCTGACGGTGTGCTGCAGGACCAGCTCCTCCAGGGTCTCCTGTCTGATAGGCTTCAGCTCACAGCCCTTCGTTCTGCATTTATAGTAATGATACACGCCGCCGGCTTTTCCGCGTCCGGACTCCCCGGTCAGCATCCGGCCGCAAAGGGCACAATGGCACCGGCAGCTCAGAGAGTAGACGGTTTTTGCTTTTCCCGCGGCATTGTTCCGAGATGTCCGGAAGTGGGTCGCAGCCTCCCGGAACGTCCGCTCGTCAATGATAGGCTCATACTTCACCTCGATGTCCTGGAACATAGCCCGGCCCAGGTACTTCTCGTTCCGGAGCATCCGGTGCACGGTGGACTTCGACGGCAGCTGCCCAGCGCGGCCCAGGATGCCGTGGTCAGCCAGACACTGCTGGAGCTCCTGCAGGGATGCTCCAGAGTTGTGGAGGCGGAAAACCTCCCGAACAGCTGCAGCGCGTGGTTCATCTATTTCCAGGCGTCGGTCTGCTCCGCGTCTGTATCCAATCGGAATCTGCCCGCAGACAAAGATTCCTTTTTTCGCACTCTCACGCTGGCCGCGGAGAACCTTCTGCCGGAGGTCTGCGCTGTAATATTCCGCCAGGCCCTCCAGGAGCGACTCCAGAAGGATGCCCTCTGGGCCCTCCGGAAGAGCTTCACGTGCATACATCAGAACCACGCCCGCTTTTCTCAGGCGGATCTTATTTACGGCGATGTCCTCCCGGCTCCGGCCGAAACGGTCTATTTTCCAGACGATCACCACGTCAAACTTATGCCGGTCCGCGTCCCGCATCATGCGGAGGAACTCGTCGCGGCCCTCCGTAGATTTTCCGGAGATATGCCGGTCCGCATACACTTCTAATATATCGATTCCCTTTTCCTCAGCGAATGCACGGCAGTCTGCAACCTGGCCCTCGATGGACTGGTCGGTCTGCCGCGGTCCTTCGCTGTATCTCGCATATATAACGCCTCTCATTTTTCTACCTTCAAAATGGTGCCGACTGCTGCCCGGAGCTGCGGAGTGGCTTTTCTGTATGCATCAAGAACAGCCTTCTCCTCGTCTGTTATTCTGACAAGACTCCGGCGGCGGTCATCTCCATGCCGCGGATACGATTCCAGAACAGTGGAAGCACCAACTAAATAATCTATTGATACATCAAGAAAATCCGCCATGGCATCCAGCCCGTCGAAATCCGGTTTACGCGCACCGGTCTCATAACTGGAGATCGCTTGCTTGCTTAATCCGAGGGCGGTGGCGAGATCCGATTGTGACACACCTCTGAGGGCTCTCAAGTTTTTCAGTTTCATTCCAAAATCGTTCGTCATCCTGGGCCTCCTCGATATTAAGAAAAACGTAATACTCCAACAGTTGAAATTGTACACTAAAAGTGTATAATAGTCAATGTACACGATAAGTGTACAGAAGAACACAGAAAGGAGGAACGCGGATGGGATACGACCGAGCAGTGGTCGCCGACAGGTTCCGCCGGCTACGCGGTGAACGGACACAGGCAGAAGTAGCTGCTGGCATCGGGATCTCCGCGAATCTGTACGCCATGTACGAACGCGGGGAGCGGATGCCAAAAGACAAAGATAAGCCAAAGATCGCGGAATATTTCGGCGTGCCTATTACTGATCTTTTTTTTACCGATGAAGTCCACTAATAGTGGACTAAGGAACACAGGAGGACAAAGATGAGCCTGAACGCATACGAACGCGAGACGATTATCTCGCTCTGCGATGGAGAGGATACCGCAACAGTTTACACAGCATCACCAAAGTGGATGCGGAAGTTCGACAAATTATCCTCAGAAAACCCGGAAGAATTCAAAGAGTTAACAGAGCGCCGTCAGTTTGATGACGAGGGCGTTGTGTCAAAGATGTACACCATGCCAAAGGAGTGCGTCAGCATCAGACGCGGGCGCCAGAAGCTATCGGAAGAACAGCGGGCCGTGATGGCGGAGCGCATGAAGGCCCTCAGAGCATCAAAAGCCTAAAGGATTATCAAAGGCAAATCAATCGGAAGCATTCAGACAGGGGAACGCCCACAGGAGGAAGACATGGAAGAAATTGACCTGACACTGCTGGCGATGGCAGCACTCGACGCCATCAGAAGAGAGAGACAGGAGCAGGAGGAGAAGAGATGAGACAGGTGGAAAGAATAGGACGGACGCTGCAGCTGATGGCGAGCGGGATGCTCGTGGTGGTGGCTGGTCTGCTGATGGCCGGGATGTTTGGTGACCCGGTTCTGACCTATGCCCTGCAGGGCACGATGGCCGCATACGTGGCCGGAGCTTTACTCGATACCGTGGCCGAGTATGGCCTCAGTAAATAAACAAACAGGAGGAACAAAGATGAAAATCACACTCGAATTTGATGACCTGGCGGAGTTCATGCGCTACGTCGCCCTGGATGGGCGGGTCACCTACCACATGGAGCGCAAGCCGAAACAGACACCCGTGGAGCCCACAGCGGCCCCTGAGCCTGCTCCGCTTCCTGAAATGATGAACGAACCACAGCCGGAAGAAAAGACAGAGACAGCGCCACAGGAGAAGCCTGAGGAAGTCCCGTGGACGGAAGTGTCTGAGGAGTTCCGCGTGGAGGTCCGGAAGACCCTGGCGAAGCTGAACAAGACGCTCGGAGGGAACAAGGCGAAAGAACTTGTGCAGAAGCACGGCGCGGATAAGTTGACCAACGTTCCGCTAGCGGAGCTGCCGGCGCTCATGAAGGAAGCAGAGGAGGCGTTAAAGAATGCCTAAATATCACGCAAGACTGGCACCATCGGCAGCGGCCCGGTGGATTAACTGCCCAGGCAGCGTGGCGCTCTCTGAGAGCCTCCCAGAGCCTCCAGGAAGCGAATACGCGAGCGAGGGCACACACGCCCACATGGTGGCCGAATTCAAGCTCCAGAGGGCCACGGCGGGCCTCTCGACCCGTCAGTTCAATAAGGCCATGAAAAACGCCCAGGACAGCCCGTACTGGTCGAAGGTCATGGACGACGCGACGGACTTCTACGTGGACCATGTCCTGGAGGCACTGACCGCCGCAGGATGGCCGAACGCTGACCTCTGCATCGAGCAGCGGGTGGACTTTTCCAGGTGGGTGCCTGATGGTTTCGGGACCTCTGACAGCATCATCGTGACGGACGGCCTGATGGAGGTCATCGACTTCAAGTACGGCCAGGGCGTAAGAGTCCAGGCGAAGAACAACCCGCAGCTGAGGCTGTACGCCCTCGGAGCTTACTCGCTTTTCTCCAGCCTCTACGACATGGACCGCATCCGGATGACCATCATCCAGCCCAGACTGGACCACGTGGACACGGATGAGATAAACGCCAAAGAGCTGCTGATATGGGCCGCGGAGGAAGTCGCACCCAGAGCACGGATGGCAGTCGAGGGTACAGACTACACAGCCTCCGGAGACTGGTGCCGGTGGTGCCCGGCGAAGGCTGTCTGCAGGACCCGGGCCGAGAAGAACCTGGAGCTGGCGAAGATGGACTTCAAGGCCCCGCCGCTCCTGACCAATGAGGAGATCGGCGCAGTCCTCGCCCAGGCGGAGCACCTGCAGAAGTGGGCGGCGGATGTCCAGGACTACGCCCTCCAGCAGGCGAAGGCCGGCGAGCACTTCACCGGATGGAAACTGGTCGAGGGCCGGGCCGTCCGGAAGTACGCCGACGACCTGAAGGTGGCGGAGGTGCTGCAGGCGGCAGGCTATGACGAGGCGGTGCTCTACGAGCGGAAGCTCCTGGGCATCTCGGCCATGGAGAAGCTGGTCGGCAAAAAGAAGCTGACCGAGACCCTGGGTGACCTCATCATCCGCCCGGCCGGCAAGCCCGTCCTGGTTCCGGAGAGCGACAAGCGCCCGGAGATCAATGCCACAGCAAGCGCGAAGGCGGACTTCGATGACGAGGGATTATTACCGTTTAACTAAGGTTTTTGCACAAAAACCGCAAAAAACGAGGAAAAAATGATGAAAAAAGAAGAATTTAATGAGTTCAAGCTGAAGGTCTCCGCGCACATGGCGGAGCTGCATCACGCCCGCCAGGGAGTAGACGGGCCCTCAGAAGCCCAGCTCCTGGAGGCCACAATGGTCGGCCTGGCGCTGAATACGTTGGCGGCCTTCATGTTCGACCTGCCAGAAGTGAAGGAGATGCAGGACAAGCTGAACGCCATGAGACATGAAGAAGCAGACGCCGATGAGTTCGGCGCATAACTAAACATTAACTAAACGTTAACTAAGGAGGATAAATATGGCAAGCAAAGTTATCACGAATAAGGTCAGATTTTCTTATGTAAACATTTTCCGCAGCCGCGTATTTAGCGAGGATCAGGACGCGAAGTACAGCATCTGCCTGCTCATCCCGAAGGAAGACAAGGCCTGCCTGGCGAAGATCACCAAGGCTGTAAACGAGGCCATCCAGGAGGGCATCGCCTCCAAGTGGGGCGGAAAGCGGCCGAAGAACCTGCACCTGCCGCTCAGAGATGGCGACGAGGAGAGAGCAGACGAGGCTCCGGAGTATGAGGGCATGATGTTCCTGAACGCGAACAGCAACACGAAACCAGGAATCGTAGACAAAGACCTGAACGAAATCCTCGACCCGGACGAGGTATACAGCGGATGCTGGGGCCGTGCTTCTATCAACTTTTTCCCGTACGACAGCAATGGCAACCGCGGCGTCGGCGTTGGTCTAAACAACATTCAGAAGCTGAAGGACGGCGAACGCCTGGGAAGCGCCAGAGCATCCGCAGAGAGTGACTTCGGCGATGGTTTCGAGGACGCGGAGGAGGATGATGACTTCTAAAAAGCGGGTCATGAATTTGGACCTTGAAACGTACAGCGGGGCGGACCTGTCGAAGACTGGCGTCCATCGGTACGTGGAGGACCCGGACTTCGAGATCCTGCTCATCGGTTACAGTATCGACGGCGGCCCGGCGGAGGTGCATGACTGCACCACACCCGGCTGCTGGCCGCGGGAACTGCTGGATGCGCTGACAGATCCGAACATCATCAAGAGCGCGTACAATGCCCAATTTGAAAGAACGTGCCTGTGTGCTGCCCTGGAGGAGGAGATGCCTCCAGAACAGTGGGAGGACACCATGATTCGCGGTCTCGAGTGCGGACTGCCTGCATCACTGGCGGCAGCAGGAGCAGCCCTGGGCCTCCCTGAGGATAAGCTGAAGGACCCCGTGGGCAAAAGCCTGATCCAATATTTTTGCAAGCCGTGTCGGCCCACAAAAACCAACGGCGGACGGACCCGGAACCTGCCGCAGCATGACCCGGCCCGGTGGAAGCTGTTCATCGAATACAACCGCAAAGACGTGGTGACCGAGATGGCCATCCGGGAGAGGCTGCTGAAGTATGAACCGCATCCGAACGAGTGGGCACTCTGGAGGATGGACCAGCGAATGAATGACAACGGCGTCCGCCTGGACGTTCCAATGATTGAAAAGATTGTTCGCTATGACGAACGAAACCGGAAGAAGCTCCAGGAGGAGGCGATGACCATCACCGGCCTGAGCAATCCGAACAGCCTGGCACAGCTGAAGCCATGGCTGGCATCACAGGGCGTACCTGTGGAGCAGCTCCGGAAGGACGACGTCGACAGGATGCTCACCGAGGACCTGCCGACGGATGTCCGCCGGGTCCTGGAGATCCGGAAGGCCCTGGGCAAGACCAGCGTCGCGAAATACAGCGCCATGGAGGGAGCCGTCTGCAGAGACGGCCGCCTCCGCGGCATCCTCCAGTTCTACGGAGCCAATCGCTCCGGAAGGTGGAGCGGGAAGCTGGTGCAGACCCACAACCTGGCACGGAACAGCCTGCCAGACCTCGACCTGGCGCGGGAGCTGGCGGCCTCCGGAGACTTCGAGACTATGGACACACTGTTCGGGGAGCCGTCGTTCGTGCTCTCCGAGCTCATCCGGACGGCGTTCATCCCGTCCGATGGCTGCCGTTTCGTGGTCTCAGATTTCTCCGCCATTGAGGCCAGGGTGCTCGCGTGGCTGGCCGGTGAGACCTGGGTTCTTAATGCGTTCCGGCACGGGAAAGACATTTACTGCGAGACTGCCAGCATGATGTATCACGTGCCGGTGGTGAAGCACGGCCAGAACGGAGAGCTCCGGCAAAAAGGGAAAATCGCTACGCTGGCCTGCGGCTATCAGGGCGGAATCGGCGCAATGAAGGCCATGGACCGTGGCGGCAGCATCCCGGAGGAAGAGCTCCAGAGCGTGGTGGACCAGTGGAGGGCGGCGAACCCGAACGTGGTCAAGCTCTGGAAGACCTGCGAGAAGGCAGCCATGATGGCCATCAATGAACACCGGACCGTCAGGGTGGCGAAGGGCCGCATCGTGTTCGGCAGAATCGACGGCCACCTGTTCGTGAAGCTGCCCAGCGGGCGAAAGCTCTGCTACTGGCAGGCGCACGTCCGGGAGGACCCGGCCACCGGCAGAGAGCAGATCGTTTATATGGGCGTCAGTCAGGCTACAAAGCAGTGGGGCCTGACTGAGACCTACGGCGGGAAGCTGGTGGAGAATA